ACGTTTTGACTTACTCAACTTGGAAGTTCTCAGGTTTCCCTAAAGAACGCGTTATTGGTTCAGGTACTTCCCTTGACTCAGCACGCTTCCGTCAAGCTTTGGCAAACAAACTCGGTGTTGACGCTCGTTCAGTCCATGCCTACATCATGGGTGAACACGGTGATTCTGAATTTGCTGTTTGGTCACATGCTAACGTCGCTGGTGTAAATCTTGAAAACTACCTCCAAGACGTTGAAAACTTTAACGCAACAGAACTTGTTGACCTATTTGAAGGCGTTCGTGATGCTGCTTACTCTATCATCAATAAAAAAGGAGCTACATTCTACGGTATCGCCGTTGCTCTTGCTCGTATCACAAGAGCTATCCTTGATGATGAAAATGCAGTTCTCCCACTTTCAGTTTTCCAAGAAGGACAATATCCTGGTGTGACAGATTGTTATATCGGACAACCGGCTATCGTTGGTGCACATGGTATCGTTCGTCCTGTAAACATTCCGCTCAACGATGCTGAAAAACAAAAAATGCAAGCATCTGCAAAACAGTTGCGTGCAATCATTGATGAAGCATGGAAAAACCCTGAATTCCAAGCAGCTTCTAAAAACTAATGAAAACTAGGTTCTCGTGAGATGAGAACCTTTTTCTTTTATAATACATACTACAATCATAGATTTCTAAGAAAAAAAGCCTATCGACCAAGCTAGAAAGCTTGATACAAAGACGCTGTTAAATAATGAATTTAAAAAAAGATGACGACCTTCTAAAAAGCGCTCTTCATTTTATCCGAACAGTCGGTAACGGTTATACCCATTGGAATAAGAGTACCAGCATTTCATTACCTGAATTAAAAAATTATGTAGATATTATCATTCAAATTTTCAAATCCAAATTTATGTTGAAGTATCTTCCAAAGGTTTAATCCCTAAACGCATTTCAATTTCTGAGATGCGTTTTTCTTGTTCAGCAACCTTCTTGTATAACTCTTCGACAGAGCAAGCAATAATTTTTTCCATTCTCCTTACCTCCTTTCTTTTTTTGCTCTTGGTTTTGTTATTTCCTTAAGCTTGATTATATCACACTACAATTTAAATCGTATGTCAATAGTTTTTTCGTATTTTTTTCGTATTTTTTATTTACAAAATCGAAAATAAACGGTATTATATAGTAAAGAAGATAGGAGGAAAAAATATGGCAAGAGGACGAGGAAAATTAACTCCTCAAGATAAAGAGGATATGAAAGTCTTTTCCGCAAATCTTAACTCAATTTTATCTGATAGAAATTGTAAACAGGCTGAGCTATCTCGAGCGACAGGAATACCGCCTAGCACATTGACAGGGTATGTAAAAGGAACTTCTTTGCCAATCCCTGGTAATGTTCAAAAAATTGCAGATTTTTTTGGAGTGCCTAAATCTGTATTAGATCCTAGATTTGTAACTAATAATTCTATAGCCGATGACTCCTCTTCTAATACTTCACCTATCCAATCCATCTACGACCAGTTGCACCAGCCAAGGCAGGAGAAAGTCCTGAACTATGCAAAGAAGCAACTGAACGAGCAGAACAAAGAAAAAACGAAGATAAACGAAGTTTCAGAGCTCATTCAGCTCTACAGCTACGACTACTACGACCATCCAGCTTCTGCAGGTACAGGGCAGTATTTGAACGATGTACGAGTGGAGCGGATTGAGTTGCCAGTAGATGTCGATGCTGACTTTGTTATTCCAATTAAAGGGGATTCCATGGAGCCTGACTATCACGATGGCGATCTTGTATTTATCCAGTCAAGTGTTGATCTGAATGACGGAGTTATCGGAGTATTCAACTATAACGGCGATGCTTATATCAAGCAACTAGTGATTGACAAAGAACAGGCCTACCTACACAGCTTGAACCCTGCGTACAAGGATATGCCAATCACACCAGACACCGACTTCCGAATTATCGGTGAAGTCGTAGAAATTTATAAAAGTTAAAAAAATATGTGCAATAACTGATCCACACAAAAAGCTGAGAGAGGTTTCATTATGGAACAAGAACGTAAAGTTTTAGGCATTTTGGCTATTGTTTTTGGAGGCATTGCCTTGGTTGGCTCTTGGATGCCTATCATCAACAATTTATCATTCATTATCGCTATTTTAGCGCTTATTTTAGGGATAATTGGTCTATTCATTAATAAAAAAAGACCAAAAACCTTAGCTATTATCGGTACAGTTATCGCGGTAGTATCGATGGCAATTGTGCTTATCACTCAAGCAATGTATGCTAACGCTTTGAACAATGTATCTAAAAACGTTGAAACAGCTGTAAGCTCTGCAAATTCTTCAATTGAGTCTTCAAAAAAAGAAAAAGAAGCTAAGTTCAATTGGACAAAAGAACAATTTGATGCTCTTAAACAAGGCGATATTATCAATAATGGAGCTGGTGGAACTAACTACGATGATGTCATTCGTGAACACGGCAAGCCAACTGACGAAACAACTGCTTCTGTAAATGATCATGAAAGTAAAACAATTTCATACGTCTCAATGGGCAATAAATACAAAAATGTCATCCTCACTTTCTCAAAACAAGATGATGGATCTTTCTTACTAACTTCTAAAATTAGTACAGGATTGGAATAAGAGGACATAACTCATCCGTATAAAAAAATCCCCACACTCGCAAAGTTTGGCGAGTCCAAGCGGCAGAGAATGGATTAGAGTAAATGATAAGTGGCATGCCATCGAGTTTTCAGTGGATGACCCAAATGATCCACCTATGACCGAAGCAGAAAAGGCTAACGTAGCCTTAATTATTCAACAACACTTATCAAAAGAATAAAACCAACTGTTTTCATTTGGGAAATAATTGGCAACAATCAAAATAAATTTAACAAAAAACTTGACAAAAACAACAAAAGACTCTATAATGAAGTTAATCTAAGTGAATGCTCCCCCCTGGGAGCCTAGAAGAGTCTTTGCATCTATGCAGGGGCTCTTTTTGATTTACGAAGGAGAGACATGGAAACAAAACCGTTCAAAACATTCCGAGAGCAGATAGAACTCCTCAAATCTCGAGGACTTACCATCCGAGATGAAAACATTGCAATCAGCATTTTATCGACATACAGCTATTACGAAATCATAAACGGCTATAAAGAAATTGGTATTGAACAAGGAGAGAAATTTAAAGAGGGCGTAACATTTGAAAAACTCGTAGACTTTTTCCTCATGGACAAAAGCATACGAACAAATATCAATCTAGCATTACAAGAAATTGAGGCTCATCTTAGAACCGTTCTTTCCTACGTAGTCGCAGAACATTACACTGCAGACCAAGATAAATACCTCCAAAGAGAGAACTATGAACGAGGTGCTAAAAAATTCAAAGAGTCTGAACGATCTAAGTTTCTACGTAAATGCTATAAAATCACCCAAGATAAGACTCAACCATATAAACATTATCGAGAAAAGCATGGCAACGTGCCACCTTGGATTCTTGTTAAAGGGATGACTTTTGGTCACCTAATCACTTTTTATAAACTACAAAAGTCACATATAAAGACAGAAGTTATCCAGCGCATGACAGGGCTAGACAAAGAAAATATAGATAATGATATTAAACAATTGTTTATCAATGTATTTTACTTCTTACTCTCCTATCGAAACAGATGCGCCCATCTTGGAAGAGTCTATAACTTTACAACAGAAAAGAACAAAATCAATTACAATAAGTTCTTTCACAATCGATTGCACATCACAGAAGAAGATTACAAGAATGGGCAAGGACAAAACGGTTTGAGAACGATCATCTTTTCCCTAACCCTATTCAAAACTTGGGGTCCAGTATCACCAGTGGGATTATTGAACTTCCAGATTATGGAAGCTATCAACTCCTATCTGTTGAAATATCCAGAAGATAGAGATTATATAAACCAACAAATAGGTGGTGAACTTATTCCCATCGTCTAAACGAAAAAATCCCCACATTCGCCATCGCCAAACGTTGAGTGTGAGGATATCCAGTATAGTAAAAGGCATTAAAAAGCCCTCTTTACTATACCCCATTTTATCAAATTATAGGAGAAAATACAATGTGGGTAGAACAACATAAAAGCGGAAAAGTAAATTTTATTGAGAGGTATAAAAATCCTTATACCGAAAAATGGTCCAGAGTATCGATTCTCATGGAAAAAGATACTCCTCGTATCCGAAAAGAAGCTCAGAAGCAACTTGAAATAAAGATAGCAATTATTCTAAGTGACCTAGAAAGCTCAGAAATGCTTTTTACGGAGCTTTTTGACCTGTGGTGGGCCATTTCTACCAACAAGAGATAAAACGTTCTTCTATTGCTTCATTAAGCGGGAATATCAAAGAGATAAAAGATGATTTCGGAGTAGGTATTAAAGTTTCTAAAATTGATCCAAAATACGTTCAAAATTATCTAGATAAACTCGACTG